TAACATCAGAAATCCTTTGTTAGAAGGAGTTTCTTCTGAAATAAAGAGAGAAGTGAAGGATTACAAAGATCGCGAAAGAAAACGCTTTAAATCGCAAATTGAAAGACAATTTCTTCACTGTATGGAGCTAGAGTTATTTGATGAAAAAAACGTAATATGTAAATTTTGTAAAAATAAAAAAGAATGTCATGAGTAGTCCGACAGAAATCAAATTGAAAATTACTCTAGGAAGAGATACACCTGATGAGGTGATTAAGTATCTAAAGAAATGCATCGAAAGCAATAGAGAGCTGACTCCATTCACTGATCACGAATTCTTTAGGTGCAACAGATGGGAGTGGATGTTTAATCATATGGGATACAAAGGTTATTTAGAGCCATCTATTAAAGAAATCCCTAGAGGATGGGAGTTGATTGTTCATACAGATATCAACTATGAAAGTGGCGAAATCGAAGAATTTGTTAATTGGCTGAGACCTTTTGTTTGGGGAAGAAGAAAGAGAGTATATCTAGGCTGGTATGAAAGGGATTGGAGCACAGAGAAAAAGAACGTTTATCTAAATCGATAAAAATGTCAATAGAAAACCAAACAATATTTAAGATCGCTATCCTCAATGATCTACTCGGAGGAGAACTTGCAAAGATAAAAGTTGAAGGAGTAATCAATCCTGAGTTCCAAAGCAAATTAAGGAACTTGCAGAAGTCAACTACAATCTTCACTAAGTTCACAGACGACCTATTCAAAGAGCTGAAAACTCAAGAAACTTTTGGCTACTTCTGTGATAACGTGGATGAGATGATTAATAACGCAATAAAACCAATAATAGAAGAGTGAATCAAAAAATCCAAATTTGTGAACAGTGCTTCTTACCTAAACCAGTAAACTCAAAAGGTATTTGTGGCCAATGCACCTTCATCAATAACCATAACGGGAAAAGCCAGCAAGAAGTATATTCTGAGCGCTCTAAAGGAAAGATAAAAGAGTATGTGAAGAAACTACCAAATACAACCAAAAAGTCTCGCAAAACGATGAATAACAGCTTATTGAAAAATGAGCGCTTAGAGAAAAGAAGAGAACAGATACGAAAGGATGAAGAAACTTATGAACAAGTATTCAATTCTAATCCTCATCAGTGCGAAGAGTGTGGAGTAGAGCTGCCAGATCAATTCAGAGATGATGAAGGAAATGTGATAGCAAGATTTCAGTATAGTCACATAATGACGAAAGCTTCAGCACCTGAATTTAGGAATGATCCTCGTAACTTCAATCGATTTTGTCTCCGCTGTCATCAGGTTTGGGAGTTTATGGACCGAGTAGAAATGAAAATTTATCCAAAGAATCAAGAAACTGTACAAACTTTAAGAGATGAAAAGAACTCGAATAGAATATCATAAAGCATTTTACAAAATCATAAAATGCATTGATAGTTGCACAAATACCGTACAATTATCAAGATGCCAACAAATGACTGAAGGATTCAAGAGAATCTTTAAGGATTTTTCTGACGTAGATACTTATTTGAATATGTTAAGTAATAGATCTTGGAAAAGAAATTTGGATTTGATCTAATATAACTTTTATATTCAAAAAACTATTTGTAATTTTGCAACCTCAATAATAATTATGGAAAGTCTAGATCAAGAAATAGTAAGTAAGTTAGAAGAGATCACTAAAAAGCGAGAAGAGGTTCGAGTACTGAAGAAGCTGAATAAGCAAATAAAGGCATTTGAGCAACTTGCTGTCAAAGATCTTCAAAACAATTTACTTACAGACGTAAAGAGTATGGAGCTCGATTCTGCATCTTGCTCTGGTCCCTCAGGTAAAGTAATTTATGTAGCTTTTAAATTGAATGGGCAAGAAATAGTTCTTAAAGTGGAGGAAGATCGCGATATTCAAAGAGCTAAGTTGATGGGTGAAAATTGGAAAAGAATTATAGCTGAAAAATTGCTCGATGAACTTTATAAGAAATTCACTTCATGAATAAATATTTAAACTCGGCCCGCGAAAGATTCTCTAAAATATCAGATAAAGATTATCTCATTCACCCAATATCAGAAGTCGATTGCGAGATCTTTATTGAGCTAGCTCAAATCCTTAAAAAGGCTGGCCTAAACGAAGTGATTGAGATCATTAAAGAATATAAAGGCCTGAAGGACACCGAAATCCGGAATGACCTGTTGCAATGGAACATTGACCATCCTAAATTAGGAATGGTTAAAATTATAAATCAGATTGCAGATAAAATGGCAGGCGAAGGAGAAGAGGAAGAACTGCCACTACCAGCTTATCTGCAAATAGGAGATATTCAAATCCATCAATTCGATCTAAGAGGAATCAAAAAGTATGAAAGATTTGATGAAAAAAAAGATGATTATGTCTATGGCCTCATCATTAATCCTATGTCAGATGGATTCAATCTAAAAAACGTACCAATGTTTGCAAATCACACAATTGAATATAATGACGAACAAAATCGTAACGAAGTATTGAAAAAATTGTCCGAATTCTTATTAGAGCAAAAAACACGGACGATTAATTTAGAACAAGATGAAGAATAAAGAATACCTACTAAAAGGTAAAACACTAACAGGCTTGACAAAGTGGCTTAACAGTGAAGAAAATAAAGATTTCAAAAAAAGAAACGATACAAAATTCACAGTAGGAGACGTGCAAGGTTACCTAACCAGAGGTTACCTACCTATCGAAATGGGTGGAAATGAAATCGAAAAAGACAATGCATTTCAGGACGTAAAAATCTATAATATTGTAAAGAATGAAAAGTAACATACAAAATTACGTGGTTTTCGATTTGGAAACGACTGGGCTCCAGGGAGATAAGCATGCAATTCTTGAAATCGCAGCGTGTGCCTTTGATAATGAACTAAATGATCTCGCGGAATTTGACTCTGGCATCATGAGTATCTACGACAATCGCGAGATCACAGAAGGGGCACTTGGGGCCAATGGCATCACAAGAGACCAAATAAAAAATGGAATCGATCCAAAAGGTGTAGCAGATGAATTCTTCAGATACTTAGGAAAATTGAAGAAGGGCAACAGTAAGGTAGTGCTTGTGGGGCAGAATTGTGATAAATTTGACATACCGTTCTTGATGAATTTCATGGACTATTTCAAGAAAGATTTAACTCAAATAGTAAACGTCGATTTCACAATCGATACAATGCGATGGGCACACGTCAAATATCCAGAATCAACAAACTACAAACTCGGAACATTATGTGAAATGAATGGAGTAGAATTAACCAATGCTCACCGTGCGATTTCCGACACTAGAGCTACAAAAGAATTGGTAAAAACCTTCATAAAGAGCTTAAGATCAGAAGGAAAAGGAGAAAAAGAAGAAACTAAATTCAGAACAACATTTCAGTTTTAAGAGGAGAGAAAAATGCTCAATAGTCTTACCAGAAAACAGCTAAATAACACAATAAATTATGCCGAAGAAATCATTCAAAATCTATCACCGAAAGCATTTTCAGAGCTTCTGGGAGGATATGATGGTGACATAGATAAGTTGTTTTCGGAGATCCTAAACCAGACTTCAAGGATCGTTAATTTCAATGAAACCAGCATAGAAAGCGAGAAGCTAGGATTTCTATCTCATCTTGAAAAGAGCATGGATGAGCAGCTCAAGATCATTAGCTATAACTATTTTAAGACGACGTGTTTGCCGAATTTTGGTAACTACGCAAGGAATCTTGAGTGGGGCAACATGATTCAAATGTACAATTATCTTGCTATTCTGGCTGCTCGGGGACACGGAAAAAGTTTTGAATCGTGTGTCGCTTTTCCAATTTGGCGATTATATACATACAACAAACCTAATTTCTACTCAAAAGACTCCATCGATAATAGGAATCGAAAAGAGACTTTAATGATCACCAACACCACAACATTAGGATCAGAGCACATAGATAAAGTTGTGGAGGAAATTCGCTTCAATGATATTCTAGCAGAGAAGCTAAATCCCAATAATAAAGCAAATTTAGGTTCGACAGGAATAACGACTGAGACAAGTGCGAAGCTGCATTTGAGGGGGATTGGAGGCTTCTTCCGTGGCCTCCATACGGGGTCCATAGTTTGCGATGATGTCCCAGATGAGAGCTCCATATACTCTCAGGATCAGAGAGATAAGCTAAAAAGTAAATTTTATGGAGGTATAACACCAATTCTAGAACCGTATGGAAACCTTTTGGTAACAGGCACTCCTTATTCAGAAAGGGACATCTATTATGATTTGAAACAGGATCCGCGATTTATGGTTCTTGAATATCCTGCTATTTTTCCTGATGGAAGTTTATTGTCGCCTGATAGGTTCACTTTTAATAAATTAATGGATGAGCGAACTTCATTAGGTACTTTAGTTTTCTCGAGAGAATACATGGTTGTTCCTGTATCAGATGATGCCACTATATTCCCATATGAGATCTTGATGAGGTCCACAATCGGAATGGAAAATATCGATTTGGTTGAGAGTATAGAATCCTATCCGATTAAATTAAGGAGAGTGGTGATTGGTTGCGACTTTGCTAAGTCAGCAAATGTTGGGGCCGATTATACTGTATATGAGGTGTGGGGCATTGATTCAATGGATAATTATTATCTACTTCACGTTTATAGAAAAAGAGGAGCTACACACAATGAACAAATCAGTCAAATAGTTTCGCTAAATCAAAGGTTCAAGCCAAACAATATTATTGTGGAAGCTAATGGATTCCAAGGTATGTTAGCAAGTATGGCGAGAGAAAGGGGAATTAAAAATATTCAAGAGTTCGTGACGACGGGCGCAAATAAAAAACGGTGGTTCGATGGCCTCCCGAGCTTGGCGGCACTATTTGAAAGAGGTCAAATTAAGATACCTTACAAAGTAGGTGCATCCAAAGATACAGCAGATATCATATTTCAAGAGTTCAATAGTGTTTCGTTTAGGCCTGATAAAGGAACTTTAGAAAGCGTGGGCGGCCACGATGACAGTTGCATGAGTGCATATTTTTCAATCACCGATTTACGTGAACACAAAATTACATTTAAAGCTTATTCAGTATAATAGAAAAAATTTAGTTATATTTACAAAACTTTTCAAGGAGGACAGGGCTTGATCACCTTTCTGATTGCTGACTCGATCAGATTACTCCTGGAATTTATATTTAGTCAGAAACTATAAATTTGCAAAATGAACTACAAAAAGATTTACATTGATCTCATCTTAAAAGCACAATCAGAACATCGAAAGAAATCAGCAAACATATATTACGAAAGACATCACTTCATCCCAAAATGTATGGGCGGAGATAATGATGAAGAAAACCTAGTTCTTTTAACAGCTAAAGAACATTTTGTTGCTCATAAACTTTTAGTTGAAATTTATCCAGAAAATAAAAAGCTTTTCTATGCACTCACATCTATGGCATTTTTAAAGAAAGAGAGGAGAGATTATAGAATAAGTGCGGGCGAATATCAAAGGGTGAAATTGCAACTCGCTAGGGTAGCATCAGACAGAATGAAAAGTAACTTAAATCACAGGAAAGGTAAGAAGCAATCTGAAATTACAAAAAAGAAGATAGCTGATGCACAAAGAGGGGAGAAGAGTTTTTGGTTTAATAAAAAACAATCCCCAGCTACAAAATTGAAGAGAAAAAATTCAAAAGGATATGAAAAAATTATAGGAATTAAGCGGTCCGCTGTCACTAGAAAAAAGCAATCTGAATTAAAGAAAGGCGAGAATCATTTTATGTGGCAGAAGCATCATTCTCAAGAAACAAAAGATAAAATGTCTGCCTCAGCTAAAGGAAAAATTATTTCAATAGAACAGCGATTAAAAATATCTGTCTCAGCTAAAAATAAACCCTTTATTACTTGTATACATTGTGGCTTAATGAGTAGAAGTAAAGGTACAATCACAAGATGGCACAATGAAAATTGTAAACAAAACCCAAACCGTAAATCATAAATATGTCAACTCAACTCACGCCACAATTTCTTGATGAGATTTTCAAATTGGCTTTCACCAAAAAACCTTTTCTGGAGATTGTCATAGAGCATCTGAAGTACACCTATATACCAAAAGAGCTAAGCGCTTTTAAGTTTATTCTGCAGAGCATCACTAATCAATACAGTTTAACAGGTAAACTCCCATCCTACGGGATATGTTCCCAGCAGCACCAAGTAAATTCAGAAGTCCAATCAGCTTTGAGTAAAATCAAAGCCGCAGATATAATCGACACCGAATTAGCACTGAAACAACTTTTTAGTTTTATTCGAGATGTGAAATTCCAGATCATTTTTGAAGAGAGTCACGACCTCTACAACGACGATAAAAAAGAGGACGCTCTCAAAATGTTCATGGATGGAGCAGAAGAGCTTGCTAACTTCTCACTAAAGTCGACTCAAGGCCAATTCATGAAGGTCTTTGGTGACCATAAACAGAAGATGAGAGAGAAGCAACAAGCTAAAGACTCTGGAGAAGATCTGAAAGAGAAAGTGCCGTTCGGCATTGATATTCTTGATATCATAACGGACGGAGGAATCGATACAGGCGACACTGCTCTTTGGATCATGCGATCAGGAATAGGAAAATCAACTGCTCTAAAACACACAGGAATGTATTGTGCTCGATTAGGGTATAATGTACTTCATATTCAGTGTGAGGGAACAGGAGACGAAGCTTTTGATAAATACACACAGATCTGGACAGGAACGTCTTATAACGAAGTAAAATGGGCAAATATACCTCGCGAAAAACAAATAAAGATTGATAAGGTTCTTGAGGATATGTCTTCTAAACAAAGAGATCTGGAAATCTATCCTTTTGAGAAGTTTGGTATGGCCTCAATGACTGATGTGCGGAACCTGATTATTGAATATCATAAAGTAAAAGGTGCGTTTCCAGACCTCATTATTATCGATTCACTTGATTTGCTTGTACCCGGAACAAATAAAAAGATTGACTTTGACCCAGCATATAAAAAAGATCGTTACCAGGGAACGGCTCAGTTGATGAAAAATATTGCTGTTGAATTCAAAACTAGAATATTGACTGCGACCCAAACTTCAGATGTCCCGAAAGAAAAATGGAATAATCCGGATTGGTGCATTACGCGAGAGAACACTGAGGCAGACAAAACTTTAGTCAAGCCCTTCAGTAACGTTTTCACTGGTAATCAGACTGTTGATGAAAGAAAGAAAGATATTTTGCGTCTACACGTGGACAAGTTAAGAAATTATGACGTAAAAGACAGTACCTACCCCATCCATGCGGCTTATAATGTTGGCAAATTCTATGACAAAGCAAAAACCTTGAAGGACTACAGCTATATGTATGAAGATAAATAAGGAACAAATACTAGCTGAATTCGATCTCGTCTCCTTCGGAGGAAAGGGATGGTTACGATCAGATGCATTGAGCTGTCCTCATTGTGGGCGAAGCGATAAGTTTGGAATTCTCTTCACAAGTAAAGGAGGAGTTACTCATTGCTTTCGAGAATGCGCGAATAATTTGTCTCTAGCCGGTTATTTGAAAGAGATAGGACGAAAAGACCTAATCCTATACGAAACAGAAGTCTCTTTAAATACGAAGTTAAAATCGCTGAAAAAAGAGGTAGAAATTATTCCTGAACTTCCAGAGGTCTCGTTACCAAAAGGATTCAGAAGAATCTACTTTGATCCATATCTAAAAGATCGAAATTTTAAGAGTCATCAGTATGAGCAATTTGAGGTCGGTGTAACAGATCACTTTCTAGAGCGAAGACTTCACAATTATTTGATCTTCGTTATTAAGCAAAAAGGAAAAGTAGTAGGATGGCTCGCTCGATCGAAATTTTCGAAGGAATTTCATAAGGAAAATGAAAAGGCTCATAAATTAGGATTAGAGCCACTGAAACTAAGATATATAAATTCGACAGGAACTGAGTTTGAGAGGATCCTTGGAGGCTTCGATGAGATAACAGAAGAGACACATACAGTGTTAACAGTCGAAGGCTTATTCGATTATACAAACACAAGTAACCTTCTAAAAACAGAAGAATCAGATGAGGTTAAAGTGGTTTTCACTTTTGGAAACAAATTTAGTCCTGATCAAATAAAGCTTTTGAGAGAGACAAAAGTGAAGACAGTGATCCTAATGTATGATCCTGAAACGATCTCTCAATCAAAGAAATACGCATTAGAATTATCAAAATATTTTGAGGTTTTTGTTTGCTACATCAAAGATAAAACCATTGATCCTGGCAATATTAGTGCAAATTATCTGAGTGAAGTACTAGATAATATGAAAAATTCTTTTGACTTTTACACATCCAAAATTTAATTAAATAAGAATCGTAACCATGAGTGATGCAATCAAAAGTAGGGACATACCCCTTAGCGAATTGTACGCAAATTTGCAGTTAGAGTATATCTCGTATTTTTTAAGATCGAAAGTTTATTGTAAGGATTTTGCTGAGCGCTACAAAACTGTCTGTGATGCAAAAAAAGAAAAGATCGATCGAATCAGTAATCGTAACGGTCTTCCGTCTATCTTCAATGACGAAGTCGAAAAAGAGCGATACATTCAGATGTTTCTGAATCCGTCAGGTACCCCAAACTTTACTTATAAAGATGAAGCTATCAAAGCTAAGATGGGTTGTTGGGATGGGCATTATTATTTCTTCGGTGGCGTGTCGGTTAAAATCCTGATTGCAGGCCAGGTTCGTCTCGGAGTGATAACTCATAACAGTCGATATAAGAAGATCGCTACAGTGATCGACGAATTCAAAACCGAGCACGTCCTCCACTATAACAACATCACTCGGATCTTTCCAGAAGATTTTTTCACTTTTAATTAATTATTTTCATCTAAGTGTTGCCTCGTGTAGATATAAAGTTTATATTTACATCATAATTAAAACAGCAACATTATGGCACACATTAAAAATCAAAATCAATTTCATCTTATCGATTCAACTGGCAAAAAAACAAGATGTGGTCTTTCAAATCAATTCAAAGATGCATTAAGTCTTGATAAATTTAATAGATATTTGAATGATGAATCTTGGACAAAATGTTGCTGTAAAAAGTGTCAAAATTCAATTAAATCGTAATAAAATGGAAACGTATAAAATCGAATTGAAGTGGGAAGAAATCAATACCCTCATTTTTTCCGGCATTTATGGTGGGCTAGAGAAGATCGAAAAGAATATCAAGCAATTAGCAAAAGAAAATCCTGAAACACCAGAAGAAGAATGGAGAACACATTACCAAGACTCTATCAATAACCTAGAGTCTGCGAGAATAAAGATTGAACAACAAATGTTCGATCAAGGTAACACGATAATAGGTAGAGATCATAGATCAGAAGAATAATCATTAAATCGTAAAAATCATGAAACAGATGACCGAGCAAGAAAACCTAGAGTTGCAGATCAAAACCTACGACTCAAACTACAGAGCAGGTACTCCACTATGTACCGATGCAGTGTACGATAAGCTCTATGAAGAGCTAGTATCAAAATTCCCAGACTCAGAGCTTCTCAAAAAAGGAGTAGTCGCACAGAAAATCTCAAGGAAAGAGAAACTGCCAATTCCGATGTATAGCCTCAATAAGGTGAAGTCAGTGGAGGAAATTGAAAAATGGAGGAAATCCAAAAGTCTCTCTCCTGGTACTTTTATCGTGATCACTCCTAAATACGACGGAATATCGTTGGTAGTTGAAGAATTAGTAGGGAACTGCTGGACTAGAGGAGATGGTGAAGTTGGGCAGAAATCTAATATGCATTTTGCAGCTATGCCACATATAGGGTTTAGTTATCAAATTACTACAGTTGGTGAGGCTATTATATCGAAAAAGAACTGGAAATCCTCTTTTGAAGGTAAAAATAACCCATATTCAGGTGATCCCTATAAGAATGCTAGGAATACTGTAGCCGGCTTCTTTACGCCAAAAGAAGTTAGAGAAGAATTTAAATTTATTGATTACATTCGCTATGGATCAAGTAATGACGATGAGGATAAGAATGTTCAGCTGGTTGCATTAAATAAGCTGAATACGGTACAGGTACCTTTGAGAATTTGCCAGCTCAAAAACATCGATAAAGAAATGCTCGATGAGCTTTACATACATTGGTCAGAAGAATATCAAATCGACGGATTAGTGATCGATATCTGTTCTGCTAAAATCAGAAAAGAATTGGGTCGCGAAGAAAACATGAATCCAGCTTACGCCGTGGCTTACAAGAGTCCTGAGTGGAGTGGATCTGCAGAAGTAAAGGTAAAAGGCATCACATGGCAAGTATCAAAGCAAGGAAAACTGAAACCGGTGATCAATATCGAGCCAACTGAGGTAGATGGAGTAGTTATTTCCAATGTGACAGGAATCAATGCTGCATACGTATTCGATAATAATATTGCTGAGGATTCTGTGATTAAAATTATCAGAAGTGGCTCTGTGATTCCAAAACACATAGAAACATTGGATTTTGATGGTTACGAATGTATGCTGCTTCACGATTCTGTCGCAACCTGCCCTTGCTGTGAGTCGCCCACAAAATGGGATGAAACAATGACAGAACTTATCTGTCACAATCCAGAATGCAAAGAAAAGAAAATTGCGAAACTGGTACACTTCTTCACTACTCTCGAAGTTGAAGAATTTGGTGAGCCATCGATTATTCGCTTGTATAATGCAGGATTCGATACGATCGAGAGGATCCTGAAAATAACAATAGCTCAGTTATTGAGAATAGAAGGATTCGCTACAAAATCATCGTGGTCGTTACGAAATCAGTTTGATAAATTGATAGAAGTAGGAAAGCCATTGGCTCAGATCGTGGACGCCTGTGACTTGATGGAAGGAAAACTTGGGCAAAAGACGATTCAATTGATCTTTGATAACACAGATGGTCCAGCAGATTGGGTAGGGTCAGATAAATTAATATTGATTCATGGCATAGCAGATTCTTCTGCAGTCACCTTTATTGCAGGCATGGATGAATATTGGAAGAAAAATCTTTATGATCTACCTATCAAAGTCACTTACATCGAGTCTCCAAAAGTTGAAGTAACCGGAAATAAATACGAAAACCAAAAAATCTGCTTCACAGGCTGTCGTCTAACAAAAGAGCAAGAAAAAGAAATCCAAGCTCAAGGAGGAGAGGTTGTGAGTGGAGTATCCGGTAAGACCACTTTGTTGGTTGTTAAGAATACAGATGACTCAACAATGAGCTCCTCTAAGGCAGTAAAAGCGAAAAGTTTAGGAATAAAAATAATCACTTTAAATAATTTGTAGATGTATAAAATTGCAAAACAATTTGATTTCTGTTATGGAGGAAACGGTATTCATTTATGAACTAATTGACCCTGTAACCCAACAAACCCGTTATATAGGCAAATCTAACAACTTACATAGAAGAGAAATTGAGCACATTAATGATAAATCAATTAATCACCGCACTAATTGGATTAATAAGCTTAAAAGACAAAGATTAAAACCAATATTGAATGTTATAGATATTGTGCCAAAATCAGAGTGGGAGTTTTGGGAGATGTGGTGGATTGAAGTTTATTTATCATGGGGAATTTCTCTCACGAATAGAACAAAGGGTGGAGATTGTGGCCCTATAAGGAAAGGGAAAGACAATTATATGTTCGAGAGGACCCATAGCTCTGATGCTAGATTAAAGATAAGTATTTCTAAAAAGAAGCTAGTTGGCGAATTAAGTCCTCGTTTTGGTTTAGTTTCAAATCTTAAAGGCAAAACATATGAAGAAATAGTTGGAGCGGAAAAGGCTATGGTTCTAAGAGAGCAGAAATCACTTGGAATGATAGAGTGGAAATCTACACATTTTCCCTTATATGAAATTACAAATCATAATTCAGGGGAAGTATTTTATAATGATTGCGGTTTACAGAAGTATTGTGCTCAGCAAGGTTTTTCTTACTGGACACTATTTTATGGAGTAAATAAGGGTTTATTAAATAACAAAAGACAACGTTTTCATATTAACTGGAGTATTAAAACAATTTAATAAGATGATCATAAGAAAGAAATTTAAGTTTGAAGGAGCTCACATCGTAAGAGACTGTAGCTCAGATCGTTGTAAAAAAAATATACACGGACATTCATATATTGTGGAGGTTTTTATTACATCAAAGGGCATCGATAACGGCGGTATGGTTATGGATTTTGGTTTGACTAAAAAATCAATTTCAGATTTCATCGACTCATTCGATCATTGTTATTCGATGTGGAGTAAAGAGAGTGAAGATTTTAAGGATTTTATGAGAGAAGAGAATGAAAGATTAGTTGAAATGCCAGTTACTCCGTCTGCAGAGATGTATTCGCTAATGTTCTTCTTTGTTATTGATAAGATCATTAAAAATACCGAATTCAATAACGGCGAGCAAAGTGTAGAACTTCATTCTGTAAGGGTCCACGAAACCGAAACGGGCCACGCAGAAAGCTTTAGAGATGATCTTGAATACTGGAATTATACTCTACAAGACATAAAAATCTCAAGCCAAATAATGAGTGAATGGAAGAATCCTGGAATGTGGTGGGATTTAATTCATGAAGTGAAGTTTGTTAATCCAATTGTTGAACTAAAATACCAATAAAACATGAATCGAGACTTATTTAAGCAGATCGATGATATAGTCGATGCGCACGTATGTATCCAGGGTGAAGGTAGAGATAGTGGTGTCCCAAGTTTTTTATTCAGAATCAGTGGCTGCAACATGAATTGTCAGTTCAAAGATTCAGTATGTGATAGTGCTTATACGAGTTGGAGACCTGAAACAGGCAAATACTCGTTGAAAGATATTGAAGACCTTATACACGCAAATCCGCAGATAAAATACGCGTTTGTTACCGGTGGCAATCCTTCATTCAAACCCTCGCTACTTCAAGAGATAGTGAATGTTTTGAAAGCGAACGATCTGTATGTTGCTATTGAAGATAATGGAACTTTATATTCGCCGTTCAGTGGCATCGATTTCGTTACTCTTTCTCCAAAGTTGAGTAATTCAGTTCCAAAACCAGGAACAATCGTTAACGACCCTACGATGAAGGATTATGTAGTTACTGAGCAGGATCGCGATAAACATGAAAAATATCGCACCAGATATGCCTCTATGCGAAAATGGATTCAAAACTATGATTATCAGTTAAAATTCGTTGTTAGTGACGAGAATCAGTTACAAGAAGTAAAAGATATCATTCAGGAGTTAAATGCCGATAAAAACAGGGTTTATCTTATGCCGGAGGGGATTAATCGTGAACAGCTTGATTCAAGACGTCAATGGTTAGTTGAGCTTTGTATCAGGGAAGGATTTAAATTCACCGACCGCCTACACATTGTTACATATGGGAACCGCCGCGATTCATGAGTGAAGCCAAGAGATATCATTATACTGCAACAACTAACTGTGCTTGGTGCGATAAATCGATAGAAAGGAAAGTTAGTAATCTTTCAAGTGATATTGAAAAATTAAAAAACAAAAACAGCTTTTGTTGCCCTGAATGTCGTAGAGCATGGCACTCAAAACATAATCATAAAAACACTAAGAAGGTTAATTGTCGTTATTGCAATAAGGAGTTTGAAAGCAATACTCGTTCATTCTGCAGTAAAGCTTGTTACAGTAAATATGCAAGTGAGCATCCTGAGGAATTCAATCTGATCAATAAAATGAAAAATGCTCGTTCCTTTTATACTGCTGAGTCATTACAGAAATCACTGGACACCAGAAAGAAGAACGGTTATTTGATAGATTGGGAAAGTAATCCGAGCTGGAAAAGATACTTTAAAAAGTGTGCTGAATTAACAATTAAAATGCGTCCACAAATGATAATCGATTGGGACGGTTTTGATTTTTATGATAACGAATATATTTTTCCTTATTTATCGCTACACCACACCGATAGAAGATATCCTACGCTAGATCATCGCATACCTAAAAGCTTAGGTTTTCGTTTAGGATTGACACCTTACGAAATTACTTCAGTTGAAAATTTAGTGTGGACAAAAAGAATACTAAATAGCAGAAAGCGCACCAATCTTATTGACAATAATAATCAATTAAGTCTTAGAGAATTAGAATTCTATAATTTTATTAAAGA